AATATTAATGCGGATGGCCGCGATTTACGGACTTTCAATTATTTTTTGTAATTACCAATTTGCCATTGGTGGACACATATATATTGTCCACCATTCCACCGATTGCATAGTAAGTTTGAGTGTCCACCAATATGCCTAGGACAGGAAGATTCAATATAAATGCTAAAAATTATTTCCTCACATATCCCAACTGCTCTCTCACTAAAGAAGAGGCACTTTCCCAATTACAAAACTTACAAACCCCTGTGAATAAATTATTTATTAGGGTTTGCAGAGAATTGCACGAGAATGGGGAACCTCATCTACACGTGCTCGTCCAATTCGAGGGGAAATATCAATGCACAAACAACAGATTCTTCGACCTCATTTCCCCAACCAGGTCAGCACATTTCCATCCAAACATTCAGAGAGCTAAGAGCTCTTCAGATGTCAAAGCCTATGTGGAGAAAGACGGAGACTTCATTGACTTTGGAGTTTTCCAGATCGATGGCAGATCAGCTAGAGGAGGTTGCCAATCTGCCAACGACGCATATGCCGAGGCAATCAATTCAGGGTCCAAGTCTTCGGCCCTCAATATTTTAAGGGAGAAAGCTCCAAAAGATTATGTTTTACAATTTCATAATTTAAATTCTAATTTAGATAGGATTTTTACACCTCCACCGGAGGTTTATGTATCTCCTTTTCTATCTTCTTCTTTCGATCAAGTTCCGGCAGAACTTGAAGACTGGGCTTCTGAGAACGTGATGGGTGCCGCTGCGCGGCCTTTGAGACCCATGAGTATTGTGATTGAGGGTGATAGTAGGACTGGCAAGACCATGTGGGCTAGGTCTTTGGGTCCACATAACTACCTATGTGGTCACTTAGACCTCAGCCCTAAAGTGTACAGCAATGATGCTTGGTATAACGTCATTGATGACGTTGATCCGCATTATCTAAAACACTTTAAAGAATTCATGGGGGCCCAAAGAGACTGGCAATCAAATACAAAATACGGAAAGCCAGTTCAAATTAAAGGTGGAATTCCCGCTATCTTCCTCTGCAATCCAGGACCCAATTCCAGCTATAAAGAGTTCTTGGATGAAGAGAAGAATTCCGCACTCAAACATTGGGCTTTAAAGAATGCGACCTTCATCACCCTCACAGGCCCACTCTACTCAGGTTCCAATCAAAGTGCAGCACAGGCTGGCCAAGAAGGGGACCCGGCGTCGTCGCGTTGACCTAGATTGCGGCTGCTCATATTTCATCGCATTACGCTGCCACGGCTATGGATTCACGCACAGGGGAACCCATCACTGCAGCTCAAGCAGAGAATGGCGTGTTTATCTGGGAGATAACAAATCCCCTGTATTTCAAGATAACCGAGCACCACAACAAGCCATTCCTCAGGAACCGAGACATCATCACCGTGCAGATACAGTTCAATCACAACCTGAGGAAAGCGTTGGGGATACACAAGTGTTTTCTAACCTTCCGAATCTGGACGACCTTACAGCCTCGGACTGGTCATTTCTTAAGGGTATTTAGGACCCAAGTGTTGCAATATATTAATAATTTTGCTGTAATTTCCATAAACAATGTAATTCGAGCTGTGGACCATGTATTATGGAATGTATTAGCCCAAACAGTTTATGTACAAAGTTCACACATAATAAAATTCAACATTTATTAATTTCGTTGTACAGAGTCGTAAAAGTAGATACGAATCTTAAGCGTAGCATACACAGGGTTAGAGGCATGAGTACATGCCATATACAACATCAAAGCATTCTCCGTGTGGTTTTCATATTTCCCAGCCTCCTGCTGGTTATAAACAACATAATTGTTAACCCTAACAAACTTCTTCACTAAGGCCTGTTCCTTCGACGCATATTGTCCACCAGTGACGGTTGCATGCCACTTCCGCAACACCTGGTACCCCCTATGCATATTCTTCACAGTTGCAGTGCTAGGCTCGTTGTCAAACATGTTGAAGACCTCTCCAAAATCTTGTGGTTTATCAACAGGGCGACGATCACGGACGAGGAAGAACATCACACTGTTCGTGTGATTCTTCGTTTTGATATTCTCATCCATCCATATTTTGCCTAATACATACACGGACTTAACACAAAAACGCTTACCTACCCTATGGGTTAACCCAGTACCGCGGGTAACATCACTAATACACATGACCTTACCTATATGAACGACATCGTGTCTAGACTCAAAAGACTGAACCTTACATGGACCCTCACACCCTGTGGGGACATCAGGACTTCTGTACATTCTGTAAAACATCGGCTTCCGATTGGTGGGCCTGTTGACCCATTCCTTTCCCTTTGTGGCGCGGACAATGCGGACAGCAGCACGCTTGCTGTATGGGCTGGTTGAGGTCAGCAGTCGACGATACTTCGAGACGGGCGCGGAAATGATCATATCTGCTGGACGCTTGGACATAGTTTTTCGCTCTAATAACGGATATTAATTCTCGTATCAAGTCGTATCCCAATGAATCAGGGGAATACGTATTTTCTACCAACTGCAGATATTTGATAGCAAGCATACACCTAAAACCGTGAACGGTTTCGGGGAACTCGTTTACTAATGGATCCCACATTGGTTGGTGTGCACTACTTGGGGACCAAGTTTAAATAGGGGACCATTTAATAATTTAGCGATGAGGAGCCAATTTCATTGGTCCACGTGTATTTGTCCGTTAGTGCGTGTGGTGGGGACCAGGGTAAAAAAAATCGCGGCCATCCGGT